AAATCGAACGCTGTGACCTCATAGATGGCGTCCCTGGCCATGCCGGCGGGGTCACCCCAGATCAGAACCTGGTGGTTGGGGTAGCGGGCATTGAGTTCAGCCAGCAGCTGGGTGCCAAACCGCTCCAGGCCCATGTCAAACGTGACAATTTCCTGGTGAATCACCCACCGGCCATTGGGTAATCGCTGGCCAATGGTGGCTGCAGGGGTCAAACCGAAGTCCAGGCCCACCTGGATGGGCACATTGGGGTCAATATCGGTGTCGCCAGACATGACAGAGTCGTCATACTCGGGCCAGACGGGTCTGCCTTCCTGGACATAGACGTATTCACCCCCGGCATAGCAGCGAATCCAGTCCAGCGTCTTGCCGCCCAGCATTTGCAGGTAGTAGCCAGCAGGCAGGTTGTTCAGATTCTCGGCTCTAGGGTTAACCCGCCACCACTTGTTGGCAGCAAAGATGTGATCGTTGGCCTCGGGCATCTCGGGCAGGTCTTCAGAATCGACCGGCACCACGCCACCAGGCTGCTTGAAGAACTTCCAGGCGAACTGGCCGGTGAGCTTTTCCTTCTCGGCCAGCTTGAACCACCAGTGGTCGTCATCCATCGGGTTGGTATCCATCCAGATGCCCGACCAGGTCGCCCCGCCATCTCGTTTTGTGGGGTAACGGCCAACACGGTGGGTCAATCCATCGATCACGGCCTTCGGTAATTCCCTGGCTTCGTTCACCCAGGCACCCGTGAGCTCCAGCGAGAGCAGTTTGCGCACGTCCTTGGGCTGGTCAAGGGCCAGGAAGATCACCTCGCAGTCAATACCGGCTGCATCACCCCGGCTGGGCAGCTTGATGTGGTGGGTGATTGGCGGCGTCCAAAGCAGTGGCCCAAACGTGGACTCTGGAAACAGGTCAATCCAGGTCTTGATCGTGGTGGTCTTGAGCATGGGGTAGCTGTTTCGCACAATGGCAAACCGCGAGTAGCGGATGCCGTCAATGGGCGAGGGCTTTTGCTTGACAGCACGCATCATGATCTCGGCAGCGCAGGCGTAGGACTTCCCTGACCCCACCGGCCCCATCATGCCGCGCACAAACGCATTGCTTTGCAAAAAGGCCCAGACTTCCGGGCTGGCGCTGAAGTCCAGGTTCAGCCCCGTTGAGGGCATCTGCTTAGAGCTTTGTTCTTTAGTGCGGCTCATGCATACCTTTTTTGACTTCGCGAAGAATTATCAACAAGTCCAGCTTTTCGTCGCAAATGTTTTCCCATTCTTTGTCATCAAGGTCTGTATCAAGCTCAAGCTCAAGCACCCTAATCATTCGGCCAATAAAGATTTCATCCATGTCAGTCTTCCTTTACATCAACAATGTCATTGATCGGTGACTTGATATTGATCCCAATCACCGATGGCTTGTCAGATTCATCTGGGTTGTCCAGCAGGCCAGAAGCCTTGGCCAAAATGCGCAGCACCCCGACCTTGTCATACAGCTCGATCTCAAGCGTCGAGTTGCCATCCCGGTCAACCTTCTGCTTGATCGACTTGATCGCAGTCAGCGCATGCTCGGGTATCTGGTGCGCAGCCTTAACGGTCACGTTCCCAGACTCATCCCAAGTCATGATGTCGCTGATCTTCGTGTTGGCCATGCACAAGAGCGCATACGCCACAGCCTCCCGGTTGCCGGCCAGGGTGGACGATCTCTCAAGCCTGCGCTCAATCGACCTGGTGCCACCCCAGCCAGCAACACTGGGAATTTGCGTCGGCTGTTTACGGCTTGCCATTACGCGCCCTCAGCATGGCATCAGCTATTTCGTAGGAAATATGGGGAGCCCATTGATCCGCTTCTAGCCAGGAGCGATCCTCAATTTTTTGCCCAGTAATGTTGCCTGCAATGATTGCCTGCATAGCCTTGGCAGCAAAATAATCACGCAAGGTCATGCCGGTGACATGCAGGCCAAGCGTCTGCGCCCCGTGGTTGTGAAGTGGAAACGCTGGCCCACCTGTTTGTTTGTCAGTCATGACGCGCCTTAGAACGGTATGTCAGAGTCTTCCGACACCTGCGCCACCGGAGCAGCCACAGCAGGCTTGGCTTGCTTGGGCTTGCCAACCTTCACCCTAAACCAATGCTCTCCAGCCTGCGTCTTGCCAGGCGTGATCTCCAGGTAATGCAGCGAGCCATCAGGCAAAACAACCTCACCAGAGTACGGCGCGTGCCAGTCCTCGGTCTTGGTCTTGTTCACAAAGGCTTTGCCTTGTCCAGGTTTCAGTTCGTATGCCATAAATCAATCCTTTCAAATGGCGAGTGTACAAATTCCAGCGGAATGCTGGGAAAAATTATCCAAGCCAAGAAAAGGCTGGGAAAAATTGTGGGAAGTCCCCGTAACGCTACGGTGAGGGGGAGGGGGGAAGGGTCGTTTTTTATCGCGCCCGTCAACGCCCGCGTTATCGCGCAGGTAGCGCTGGCGCATATGGTTTGCACCCGCTTCCAAGGGCACACGTCGCAGCATGCCCCCTGCTTGTACAAAATCCATACGTTCGTTTGAGGCTTGTACAGAATCGATTAAACGGCCTACAAGCGATTGAATGCAGGTGATGCTACCCATGTGCCAACCAGCGTGTGATCGCGCCGTATGGATCGATCTAGGTGCCTTGCCGGTGCCTTCGGTCATGCAGCATCTCGCTTCATCTGCATCAATCCATCAACCAGGTGCTGCTCCTTCGGTGTGATCCCCTCGGCTGCGTAGATGGCCAGCAGGGTTGTCAGCCCGTCATCGATGTCCTGGTCGGTCAGTCCGAAGTCGAGCAGCTGCTTGATCGTTTGGTTGTGCAGAACTAACCGGTTATCTCTTAATGTATTTAAAGTATTAACCTTATATAGGTTTACTCTTATGTGTTCTCCTGTGTTATCTACAACCTCCAGGTTGTGATTAGGTTGTGAATGTAGACCCTCCTCATGTACAACCTGTGGGTTGTGAATGTGAGCATGGTTGTCCACACTGTTGTCCACAGGTTTTGGTGTACCTGGTGACCGCTTCTGTTTGGTCTTGGCGATGTCTTCCTTCATCTTTTTGACCGTTCTGGTCTGTCCTGATGTGGGCATGGTTTTCTCCTGTTTCAGTGGTTGCTTGAGTGCCTTGCTGATGAGCCTGGCGATCCTTGCTTGACCTTCGCGGTCAATCTCTTGGGCCTGGCGTTCTTGTTCTTCTCTGATCGCCGGCGGCCTGGTGTCCTCCTTGTTGCTGGTCATGGTGATGGCTTGCTCCGCTGTGATGGATGGATCGAAGATCACGCGCAGGGTGTCGGTGCGCTCGCCCTTGAACCCTTTGCGTACTGTTTCCAGGTAGCCCAACTCCCTGAGCTGCTTGAACTGCTTGGCCACTGCCTGCTGGCTGATGCCCAGCTCTTGGGCCAGCCTGGTCTGACTGACCCACGTAATGCCTGCACGGTTGCAGTACGCGCACAGAGCTGCCAGTGCTTGCAGGGCGCCGTGGCTCATGCGCTTGTCGAACACAGCTCTGATCGGCAGCACGCAGACCTTGCGCTGATCGGGTGGTGGGTCTTTCTGTTTGACCCGTGGCCGCTTGGGCAGCTCAAAGTGAATCGGTTCAGCCACAGCGTTCATCTCTCTTGATCCTGTGCATGTACTGGCGCACTGACGCCTCGCTGCCGGCGCCGTAGACCTTGTCCACTGCAGCCAGGTGCCTGTCCACCAGCGTTTTGTCTTTGGTGATCTCCCAGGTTGTCAGCAGCTCTCTGGCCACGGCCATCAGCAGTGTTGTCCTGTCGGGTTCGACTGGGCCTTTGTGCTTGTGGTAGTGAGGTTTCCATGGGCGCTTCATCCTGGCTTGGGGCAGTCTTCGGGCACATCGACCACGCACCACACTGCCGCCCACTGGCCACGCTCTGGGCCTGTCCAGCGGTCAACGTACGCATCGGGCATGGCCTTGAGCGACCTGGTGATGTCCCGTGGGCATGAGTCCACCAATAGCGACAGCTGCTTGGTTGTCATGCCGTCGTGGCCCTGCAGCCGCTTGCGCAGCCTTATCTGTAAATACTTCATACGTTCTTTTCTCTTAACGCTTGCTCAATGTCTTTTGCAAAGTCGTGCATGATTACTGAGTCAGGTGAAAACATGCTGCATATGTTCCACAGCTCACATCTTTCTTTGTAAGTCAATCCAACCCAAGATTTTTCAGGAACGTCTACTACCTCTCGCAAGGCATCGTGTGCTTCGTTGAATTTTGTTGTTTCACCAGTCCAATGCCAGAGATGCAACGCCTCCAGCGCCAGCTTCAATGCTTCGTCTTTAGTCATCGCTTGCCCTTCATCTTGTCCACCCAGCACACTGCGCAGTACCACCGCTGCGGGCTGGTTTGCACGCCGCCCTCGGGTGGGCGCTTCTCTTCACATCGGTGGCACAGCTTGTACGGCTGGCTGTTCACAGAACTGCCTTTCAGGCTGACCTGGTGCTTTGCAAAACTCATTGACATACCTCATGCGCGTAGACCTCGATCCTGGGGTCGTACGAATAGCGTTTCTCAGCGACCAGCTTGACCACCTGCTTGTCGTCCTGGTAGACCACGCCGTTGAGCGCGTCGAGCACCGCCTTGGCCACGTTGTCCAAATCTGGCTTGCCGGGTATCAGCTCGCCGTTGAGCGCCTGCATCTGCTTGCGCTTTGACCAGCTGCCAGGGATGCCGTAGAAGGCCACCACGCGCAGGCTGATGGCCGTGTCGAACACCGACCACACCGACATGGCAAACGTCGCCTGGTGCGCGATGGCTGCCTCATACGACAGCGTCTTGGCGTCGGTGTACATGCGCACAAAGCCGCCCCTTGTGCTTGCCCTGGGCCTGCCCTTACCAACGGGTTGACCAGGCACCACGAAGTAGATGGCGGCGCTCATAGCAGGCCCGCCTTGCGCATGTCTTCAACGAATGCCTGCACGTCAGGGCAGGGGATGTCGCGCCAGCAGGCCGCATCTCCCGTCATGAACAGCGCCTCGGTCAGCACGTCCTCGGGGATTGGCTGGCCGTCCTTGGCCATGTCCAGAATCTTGGTGGCTTCCTGGTGGTTCATTGCTTCACCCCCGACAGGAAGCGCTCCAGGCGGGGTGTCAGCTGGCCGTAGCGAGGCTGCAGCTGGTCACGCACGCACTGGTCGATCAGGGATGAGATAGAGCGGCGCTGGTCTTCGGCTGCCTTGTCGAGCAGCAGGCGAGTCTCCGGGCGCAGCCTGGTGAGGAAGGGTTTGAGTGTGTTGTCCATGGAGCATTAGTGTATATCGCTCCGATATTGGACAGAACACCTAAGTGACTGATTTTTAGCTGTATTAGGGTAAGTCCCTATGATTGGGCATACTTTTGGGGGTTGTACACCGATATCGCTTTGTGTTTATAATCCTTCCATGTTCAACGCACAGATGACGTGCAAGGAGTTCAACATGACACCCACAGCAAAGCAGATCGCAG